AAAATATACGATGCAAATGACATAGCTTCTCCAGGAGCACAGATATATGTTGGAACTGCAGGTAACTTATATGTGGAAACTATTGATGGAGATTTAGTGTTTATTGAAGACGTACCAGTTGGTGAAGTATTACCAGTTGTTGTACAAAAAGTATTAGTTGGTGCTGCTGCTGCTGGTGGCCAACCAAACACACTGACTACAGCAGGAAAATTAACAGCATTTATATAACACATTAAAAAAAACAATTATGCACCCAATACACAAACACGGTAGCGGTATGAGATCTGCTGAAAGATACGACGCTAAAGAAGCTTATAATAAAAGATTATCTAGCAAAGCTAGAATGCATTATTTAGAAAATGATATTGCAGACCATAAAGGATCACCAGCTCATGCAGAAGGTGGTAGAAAAAATCACAAAATGAGTAACAGCGAATATGCTGCTCATTTAGAAAGTCCAAGAGGAAAAAAAGAACATGGCGCAGGCATGTCTAGATATGGTTCAAGCCACGGTGATTCTCCAGCAGAACTTACAGCTGAAGGAAAAAAGAAAATAATGGCTAGCGATGCTAATCCAGCTTTTAAAAAAGCAATAGCATCTTCACCAATAGACAACATTTCTTACGGAGATAAATCTGGCAAAACTGGCTACATGGGCGGTATGTCAAGATATGAATCCGTTAAACAAGAGAAAAAAAATTTAATGGATGATATGCCAGTAGACAAGAGAGCTGGTGTGTCAAGATATAAGTGTAAAAAATAATAAATGGCATTTAAACTTAAACCACCATTTACAAATAATTCCCCTATATACGAGAGAGAACTAGAAGATGGTGTTTTAGGTAAAGGCAACAAAAATGGCACTATATTAGTAGCGCCTAACTTAACTGACAAAGCAAAAGAAAGTGTTGTAGAGCACGAAGAAGTGCATATTGATCAAGTTAAGCGTGGTGATTTAGATTATGACGATGATAATGTATATTGGAAAGGTAAAACTTACCCTCGATCTAAAATGAAAGAAGGTAGTCCTAATTTACCATGGGAAAAAGAAGCTTATAGTAAAACAGATCCTTACGAATCATTATGAGTAAAAAGAAATTTAAAGATACAACCGTTGGACAACTATTGTTTGGCGCAGCGTCTGTAATAAACCCTACGTTAGGTAGCGTATTACAAGGTGTTACTTCGCCAAAAGAAGCTATTGAAGCTATTTCAAAAGCCGATGTTCCAACAGATGATAAAATAAAATTACAACAAATAATCTACGAACAACAAAATAAAGAAATAGAAGCTATAACATCAAGATGGGAAGCAGATTCTATGTCTGATTCTTGGATGTCAAAAAACGTACGTCCATTAGTTTTAGTATGGTGTATTGTTGTATTTTCTTTTGCAGGTATACTAGATAGTATAGAAACACTACCTTTTCATATAAATGAATTATGGAACGATACTTTTGAAAAAGTAATGATGTCTGTAGTTTTAGCATATTTTGGTGGGCGAAGTAGTGAGAAAGTTACAAGCATATTCAAAAAGTAAAAGTAAGCATTAATAAGTAATAATAATCATAAGTAAAACAATTAACAACAATTAAAATTTAATCAAATGAGTAAAGATTTAAAAATTACAGACAAAGAGTTAGAAACAATTAAAGAACAACAACAAAAAATTCAAACAGTTGTTTATGACTTAGGAGCATTAGAAGCTAAGAAATTTGAAATTTCCGCAGCGTTAAAAGAGTTTAATGATGCTTTAAACGAAACTAAAAAAGAATTAGAAGAAAAGTACGGGCAAGTTAATATTAACTTACAAGACGGATCTTACGAGGAAATTGTACCTGAAGTAGAAGCTGAAGAAGTAAAGTAAAATGAACTCTATTATAAGGAAGATAAGTATAGGCGCGGACTATAAAAACGAAGCTATGCATTATTCTGTTGGACAATCAGTTTATGGTGGTCATACGATTAATAATATAACTTTAGACGAATCTGATAATTCTTATAATATATACATTAAAAAAAACGACGAGGTTATGCCGTGGAAGAAATTTAATTCTAACATGGCTATCTCTGTTGAATACGATTTAGAGTATTAATGAACAGTGTATATGACTTTATTATATCTCCTAAAAACAAAAGATATAATAATGAGAAAAAAGTTGGTGATAAAACTTTAGTAGTAAATACTAACATTGAAGATCACAAGCTGGTTAGCAAAGAAGCAATTGTAGTTTCTGTGCCATTAGCATTTAAAACTATTTTAAAAGTTGGAGATGAAATAATGGTGCACCATAATATTTTTAGAAGATGGTATGATGTTCGTGGTGAACAAAGAAACAGTGGTCAATATTTTAAAGAAGATTTATATTTTTGTAAACCAGATCAAATTTATCTATATAAAAAAGATAATAAATGGTTAGCTATTGGTCAAAGGTGTTTTATAAAACCTATAAAAGACATTGACAATTTAACGCTTGATATTGAACAAAAGCATATTGGTATATTAAAAATAGGTAATAGTTCATTAGAAGCGCTAGGAATCAACGAGGGAGATCTTGTAGGTTTTAGAGCTAACAGAGAATGGGAGTTTATCGTAGGTGATCAACGCCTTTATTGTATGAAATCAAATGATATTATTATAGAATATGAATACCAAGGAAACGAAAAAGAATATAATCCAAGCTGGGCACGTAGCTGTTGAAGAACTTATTAAAGTTGCTAAAGAAGCTATTGTAGATTCAGATGATGATATATCAGCTGACAGACTTAAAAATGCTGCTGCTACAAAAAAATTAGCTATATTCGATGCTTTTGAAATACTTAATCGTATTGAAGAAGAGAAGAGCTTATTAGAAGACAAACCTAAAGAAGTTAAAAAAGAAACTACGTTTCGTGGTTTTGCTGAAGGAAGATCTAAATAATGTATAAGCAAAATTTATATAAAATATTACCTGATCATATAAAACCTAAAATTCTTAAACGAATGAATAGGTATAAAAAATGGGAGTACGGATATAATATTGACCATGACATGGTTGTTATATCTAAGACTGGACAAATTGGAGAGATTTATGAAATACAAAATCTTAAAATAGCTTTACCTAAACAAAACAATGTTCATAAGTTTGAAGAAGACAAATGGACTAGGTTTGATTATCCTAAAGTATTAAGTAAAATAAAAACAGTGTTTGACTGGAGAGAATATCCAGAGGACTTTAAAGAAAAATGGTATGATTACATTGATGAAGAATTTGCTCGTAGAGAAGAAGGTTTCTGGTACTTTAATAAAGGTATCCCTACTTACATTACTGGCACTCATTATATGTACTTGCAGTGGTCCAAGATTGATGTTGGGCAGCCAGATTTTAGAGAGGCCAACCGTCTCTTTTTCATATTCTGGGCCGCATGTGTTGCAGACACCAGGTGTTACGGTATGTCCTATCTCAAGAACAGACGTTCTGGCTTTTCGTTTATGGCATCCGGAGAGTGCGTTAACATGGCGACCATATCAACCGACGCACGTTTTGGGATTTTGTCCAAATCTGGCGCCGATGCTAAGAAGATGTTTACCGACAAGGTTGTACCAATATCCGTTAATTATCCATTCTTTTTCAAGCCCATCCAGGACGGAATGGACCGTCCAAAGACCGAGCTTGCCTACAGAGTACCCGCGTCCAAGTTCACAAGAAGAAGTATCGTCAAGACCAGTGATGAAACCGGTGAAACCCTCTCGGGTTTGGACACCACAATCGACTGGAAGAACACAGGGGATAACGCCTACGATGGGGAGAAACTCAGGCTCCTCGTCCACGATGAGTCGGGGAAGTGGGAAAGGCCCAACAACATCCTCAACAACTGGCGTGTTACGAAAACCACCCTTAGATTAGGTAGTAGAGTAATTGGTAAGTGTATGATGGGATCAACATCAAACGCTTTAGATAAAGGTGGTAGAAATTTTAAAAAATTATATGATGACTCAGACGTTACAAAAAGAAACGCTAATGGACAAACACGTTCAGGACTCTATTCTTTGTTCATTCCTATGGAGTGGAACTACGAGGGATACATTGATTCTTATGGCCACCCTGTCTTCGAAACTCCATCAGAAAAAGTGTATGGACCTCATGGAACACCAATCACAATTGGGGTTATTGAATACTGGGAAAATGAAGTAGAAGGTCTTAAAGATGACCAAGACGGATTAAATGAATTTTATAGACAATTTCCTCGTACAACTAAACACGCGTTTAGAGACGAGTCTAAAATGTCTTTATTTAACTTAACAAAAATATATCAGCAAATAGATTACAATGAAGAAGCATCATCTGCCGCTGTTGTAACTGCTGGAAGTTTCCAATGGGAAAATGGTATCATTGATACTAGAGTGGTTTTTTCACCTAATAAAAACGGTAGATTTCTTATAACATGGGTGCCACCAACAAATTTACAAAACAGAATTATAATTAAAAATGGTATTAAATATCCAGGTAATGAGCACATGGGTGCTTTTGGTTGTGATAGTTATGATATATCAGGTACAGTAGATGGTAGAGGTTCTAAAGGAGCTTTAAGTGGTTTAACTAAGTTTAGCATGGAAGACGCTCCTGTTGATCATTTTTTCTTAGAGTATATCGCTCGCCCGCAAACTGCTGAGTTGTTTTTTGAAGACGTACTAATGGCATGCGTTTTTTATGGTATGCCAATACTAGCAGAGAATAACAAACCTAGATTATTGTATCATTTTAGAAGAAGAGGTTACAGAGGTTTTAGTATGAACAGACCAGATAAAGTTTATGCTAAATTATCTTTAACAGAAAGAGAGATTGGTGGAATACCTAACTCTAGTCAAGATATAATACAAGCGCACGCTGCTGCTATCGAAACATATATAGAAAATGCTGTAGGATTTGATGGTGATAGTTATGGAGATATGTATTTTCAAAGAACACTTGAAGACTGGGCTAATTTTGACATAAACAGAAGAACAAAATATGACGCATCTATAAGTTCTGGACTTGCTATTATGGCTTGTAATAAAAATAGATATGCTCCAGTTAATAGAACCATAAGAAAAACTATAGACCTTGGGATAAAAAGATATAACAACAAAGGTACATTATCAAAAATAATTAAGTAAATGAATATATACACAAATCCAAACAGTTCTTTTCCTAGCCAAGTTGTGCCGGACGAAGTAAAAAACTCGTTGAAATATGGAGAGCAAGTTGCTCAAGCTATTGAAGGTGAATGGTGGAGACAAGGTGGTAATGGAACTAGATTTGCTACATCATATAATAGATTTCATAGTTTAAGATTATATGCAAGAGGTGAACAACCTGTGCAAAAATACAAAGATGAGTTAGCTATTAATGGTGACATGTCTTATCTTAATTTAGACTGGAAACCAGTGCCTGTATTATCTAAGTTTGTAGATATCGTAGTTAATGGTATGACAAACAAAGTTTTTGAAATAAAAGCTAGTGCTCAAGATCCAATATCATTAAAGAAAAGAACAGACTACGCTACAGCTATATATGAAGATATGTTAGCTAAACCTTATTTAGAAGAATTAAAAACAAAGTTAGGTTTAGATTTATATCAAAGTCCTAATCCTGCAGGTTTACCAGAAAATGAAGAAGAGTTAGATATGCACATGCAGTTAACTTATAAGCATGCTGTAGAAATAGCTGAAGAAGAAGTTATAGATAATATATTAGCTAAGAATAAATTTACTAATATAAAGAAAAGATTTAATTATGATTTAGTAACATTAGGTATTGGTGCAGTAAAAACAAACTGGAACAAAGCTAATGGTATTACAATTGATTATGTTGACCCTGCAAGATTAATATTTTCTTATACAGAAGATCCAAACTTTGAAGACATATATTACGTAGGAGAAGTTAAGTCATTAACTATTGGTGAAATAGCTAAAGAGTTTCCTGATCTTACAGAAAGTGAATTAGATAAAATATCTAAACAAACAGGCAACAGAGATACTTTATATGGTTGGTCTACTTACGACCCTAATACTATACAGGTTTTATATTTTGAATATAAAACATACAATAGCCAAGTATTTAAAATAAAAGAAACAGATCAAGGTTTAGAAAAGTCATTAGTAAAAGATGATAGCTTTAATCCACCAGAGTCTGATACGTTTTCTAAAGTATCAAGAAAAATAGAAGTATTATATAAAGGAGCTAAA